GATCCAAGGGCGGATCTCCGGGCGGAAAAGGTATTTTGGTAGTGAGTTACACTAACCCTAGCCAAATTGGCGCAGGCGGCACAGTGACTTTTAATGCAGGACCTGCAGGATTGGTGTGGTATCATACGTTTTCTCCTCCTGGCGGCACCTACCGAGCTTAATAAATACTGTATGCAGAAACTTAAACAACTCTATCGCTCAAACTATGCAGGTGAAAACATTGTTACACAACTGAATCTCACCGGCGGCGAGTGGATGCCCGAAACTGAATTTGTGCCCAACGCGGTCACGAACACTCACTCAACCACACAAGCAGTGGCCATTGGCAATGGCGAAAGCCGTAAAGATTTTAATTTGAACTTTATCAAATACCATCAAGGTGGTATCTTGGGTGCAAACAAATTGCAAAGCTATGGTTGTAATGCCCTGTATCGAGATTTTGCACCTGACTTTTTAATGGTCAGTAGAGAAATAGCCGGCGAAGTTGCTGCCACAAACTACTGCGACAACCATATTGTGTATGCTCATGCCGATGTGTTGTTGGACTATCCCGGCAAATTTTATTTGATCCCGCAAAACATACAGTTTGATATGGGCGCAGTGGCTGCTTATATGGCCTGTTTTGACGGACACAAGAAAGTGTTTTTGGTGGGATACGATCAGTATCACTGGGATGGACCAGTCAACAACATCTATACCGGAACACCGGGCTATCCGGTTGAGGACGAAAGCAACAACGGTGAATTTTTTGCTAGAAGTCTTGCTGATGTGATTGCAACTTATCCGTCAGTGGACTTTATACGAGTCATGCCACAGGAAACACACTTCATGCATCCAAAGCTGACCCCTCTGGTGAATCTAAGACAGATGAGTTATCGTGAGTTTGTATGCGAAGCTGACCTAGGCACTATATCAGTTTAGTATAGTTTCAAGAACTCGAATTTTCTTTTTTACAATATCAAAATTAAAACTGCGCCACAAGCCAGGATGCAGGGGCTTGGGATGATCACGCAGTTCGACCCAGCAGTAGCCGCGATGCTCGTCATTCAATACCGGAACAAATTCATCATCCACAGTGACTAGAAACGTGTAGTAAACAAATTTTTCGTTGTCACTTGTGAATGTTTCCAGTGGTATAAACTTTTTCTTGGCATAGTCCACACCAATCTCCTCGTGTATTTCACGAACTAGAGCCTGTATCACAGTTTCGCCTGCATCAATCTTGCCGCCTACAATACCCCAGAATCCCTGTTGTTTTGATTTGTCGCGCAACAAGAAAAGATATCGATTGGTTCGCTTGGCATAGACTAGTGCGCCTACGCCTTCAGTATGTTTGTCACTCATTATAGTATCAGGCTCCAACTACCTGCCTTGTAGATTCCTTCGTAGCTTTTTACCCAAGCTGTTCCAGTCCACTTGTATTGTGTAGTTGTATTTAAGTTGGTCACGTACTGTACACCAGATTCTTGCTCGCTATCATAAGACACAGTCCAGTAACTGCCGTTCCACTGAATGATGTCGTTGGCATTGGCAATCAAGTTAGTGCCAGTGGCTCCGGCCCAGGCCACAGGATCTTCACTGTTCACATTGCCAATGGGATTCAGTATCAAGTATCTGGTGCCCACAGCAGGGCTCAGTATGCTGGCATTTACGGTAACCGTCAAGGGATCAATAATGGCATCTACGCTTTGCAGAGTGTTGGCCGGCAGTGTTCGTGCTATGGGTGTAAACAACAGACTGGTTAAATCTGTGGGATCATAGGCCACAGTGCCCACTATTTCGTGTACACCGTCGGTGTGATCAAACTTGAGTCTGACTTGGCTGATACCGTTACGCAAGGCGCCATAGTAGTTTACAATGTTTTTCCACTGCATACGATTACCGTGAACTATATTGTCTTGTTCGTTGGTACCAGCAGTGTAAAGAGCAAGACTATTGCCCATGTACACTATGTCGTAGTTGAGTGGACTGAAACGTTGTTGACTTACCAATCCCTCTAAGGTGGTAATAACATCAGGACTTAGGTCGCCAGACTCGCTGTACAAACTGGCAATGATCTCGGCCACCACACCCATTTTCTTGACCTTGGCCGGCAAGCTGATCCAAATTGGCATTTCAAATGTCAGCGTTGCTATGTCCAGCTGATTGTCGTCGCCACCGGCTGGCACACTGCGACTGGTGTAAGTGGTTTCAGTCAAAAATACAGCACTGAGGCTGGTCCAGTCTAGATAGTTATCACTGCTCTGTATTTCTAAACTGGGGTTGAATAACGGTGCAATCTGTTCGATCAGCTGATGCTTTTGTTCGGTGTTGCTGGTCCATATGTCCACACGCATCTGCAGTTTGTACGGAGCCGGCATCAAACGTTCTACAGTGTATATGCTGTCTTGTGTGCCTGTATAGTTTTGTGTGGATTGATTGAATACCTGTTGTCGGATCACAGTGGAACCTTCAAAGTAGGGATTGAGCACACGATCTCGATCATAGGTCAAGCCTGCAATGTAGGTGGCCATGGCCGGTACAGCATTCAAAGTGTTTTCACTGTTGCCTTTAAGTATCATGGCAGCCTGGCGACTTTGATCTCCGTAGTAGATGGGCACTGTTTGCAGTGTGGTATTGCCGCTGGTGTCCTGTCCAAATTGTACTTGAAAGTTACTGAGTATTCGTATGAACTGCAATACAAATCGTCTTATTTGACCATCGTATGCATATTGTACTGCTGCCATTAATTGTCTGCCTTGGGTGTTAATATTTTACTGATGTTTTGACGCTCGTTCCAGGTCACTCCGGCGGCGTCGGTGTAGGTATGTGTGTTATTTACATAACCTTCACGCATGGTCTTATTATTATCTGCGCCTGGGGTCAGTCCAGTGCGTACTGCATCCTCAACCTTGCGCCAAAATTTGCCATCAAATCTAAATAGTCTATTGGGCAAGTAATCCAAGCGCAGGAAGAACTCGCCTTCAGTGGGATTGGTGGGGAACGAAATACCGGCCGCAGTGGTAATCTGATTGGGTGCACGCCCATCTCCAGTCAAGTAACCTTCGATCTTGGTAGTGGGACTGGCAATTCCGGTATCAGCAGTGATCGAGAACGAGTCAGCAGTCACAAGATTACCGTGATAGGTAGTTTGATCGGCCGTGATCGGATCCGCTTGTGGAGTACCATCGGGATTGGCGCCCAAGGTATAGAACGCACTGGTATCATATCCGCTCAAGGGCACATCTAGTTCGGCCTGTGCAATGATACTTTGATTGATATCCAGATACTTTTGGTAAGTGCTCAATACTTGACCCACTGGAGTAGTGGTTGCTGGCCCGGCTGCAATGTTGTTGAGTATGTCTTTGTATTCTTGCGAGTCCACCAACGGGTTTAATTTCACACGCCACAAGTGCGGCCACCAAGTGGGACTGAATCCCTCGCTGGCAAAACTGGCATCACTCACAACATAGTAGCGTTTTAGTGCAGCCGGCAAGTCGCCATCAAGAGCATCGTAGTCTTTTAGGTGTTCAAGTTCAAGTACATCGCCAGCAATCAGCTTGCGACCAATCTGATCTACCATGTCACGCAAATGGAATACCATGAAAATAGTGCCAGTCTGTAGGAATAAACCAAATTGGCTCAAATCAAAGTCTTGATCGGCACGTTGATAGATACCACGCATTTTATAAATGTCTTTGTCGTACTTTCTATCACGATTTTCAGTCCATAACAGATCCTGTATGTTCTGTGCACTTTGATTGGTGTATGCTGGTTGTGTGGCATCTTTGCTGAAACCGATGCTGGCGCCCAAGGCCACTGCCGAAGTGGTGGGAGTACTCAAAGTGACTGCGGTGCTGGTCATGGCAATCACAGTGGCACCAGTGGCTATCCCGGTGCCGTAAACAAAATCACCTACTGCAATTCCGTTGGTGTTGCTAAATTGTAGTTGTATGTCGGGTTGACTTTGTGATGCCGATGTAGAAACAAATGTGCCTTGCTCGATTGGACCAAGATATTTGTTTAGCAGTATGCCTGTACCGCCAATTGTGAACATTTCCGAAATGCGACGATCAAAGAACTTGTAATCGTTTGAATGTTTGCCGTCTTTCCATAAACTTAATCTTGCCACAGTGAATCCCCGAGTATTATGTATTTACCCAAATTGACAGGTAATGATTTATCCTGTATAATTACAGTTATGCACATGCACAGTCCTGACCTTTATAACCGAATAGCTGATGCCCGTCCCACGGTGATTCGCCTGGGCGACGCCAAATTGCATTTAATGTTGCAAAATTGTGTGGGATATTGGGCACAATTGGACGGGGAATTTGTGAATTGTCGACGCCGAAATCGATTAACACCAAAGTACACAGAAATAGCCCAAAAACTGGACGAGGCTCTTGTTGTATTAGAGCAACAACTGGTATTTGGCTCTTTGCTCAAGATGTAGTATAATATAATTTTGCAGGAGTTATTATGGCCACAGTAGCCGGAATCAAGATCAAAACAAAACAAACCAAGGTTCGTAATCCCGCTTTTCACGATGAAAAGTACACTGGTGGTGAACCAGACTGGAACGAGACCGACATTGGCTTGACCGATGCTGAGTTTGACCATAAACTTCGCCAAAGTTTTTACTACTACAATTATTACTATAGTCAAAAGGACGCACGTAAGAACGTGATCGAGTGGTTGAAACTGAGACCCAAAGAATACACCAAAGAACAAGTTAGAGCATTTGAGCGTACTTCGGATAAAAGTATTCCGATGACAGCCTGTAGTCTAGTAATGGCCAATATTCGTGCCAACATGCCACTCAAACCGCGACACTTAGAGTTTTTAAATCAGTGCTTTCTGGATGCAATAGCCAAAGCCGATCCCGAACCTGTAGAAGTGGCAGTGGTAGAAGACAAACCGGTGTATCGTGCACCCACTATTCAAGATCGCTTAAACGAAAAGACCAGCGAAATCATAGGCGAGCTAGAGGGACACTATGACGATGTGGTCAAGAACATCAAAACCGATTTCAAACCCTATGACTTTTTGGTTGCCAACAACGTGGTACAGAGTCAAATCAGCAAATACGAAGAACTTTATGCCAATCGTGCCAGCGAACTAGAACTGGCCAAAGGTCGTGTTGAAGAACAACTCACAGAGGGCTATCGACACTACAAGGCCGCAGACTTCAAACGCATCATTGGCTGGATAGATTCACTACTGGCGGCACTGGAACAGTACAAGAATGTTAAAAAATCTCTCAAGAAAGCCAGAGTTAAAAAGGCGCCTAGCAAAGAAAAGGTAATTGCCAAGCTCAAATACGCCAAGACCGATCCGGTACTCAAAATAGTATCAATCAATCCCGCAGAAATTGTGGGTGCACAGGAGCTATGGGTTTACAACATTAAAACTCGTAAACTGGGACGATATGTGGCAACTGCTTATCAGCCCCTAAACGTCAAAGGCACCAGTATCATCAACTTTGATACTGACAAGAGCACCATGAAGACCTTGAGAAAACCTGAGGAAAAGCTCAAGGAGTTTGCCAAGGCGGGTAAAGTGCAGTTACGCAAGTTCCTAGACGATATCAAGGCCACAGAAGCCAAGCTCAACGGGCGCATCAGCACTGATGTTGTGCTACTCAAGACCCAGTAATGGATAAATACTGTATTCGGAGAATACAGTATGGTAACACCTTATACAGGTAACATAGCACAAGACACTGGCTTTGACGCTAATAGCAATATTATTACGTCGAGCCTTTATAATTCCAGCACAGGATCCGGTGCAGGCCATATTGCATATGATGCTGGTTATTACCCCAGCAGTGATCTACAACGCAGTGCCATTACAGACTATATTCGTATGCGTCTAGCAGATGGCATAGTGGATGTTGAACTGGAAAACGAGCACTACGAGATGGGAATCAAGCAGGCCTTGATCAAGTATCGTCAACGTGCACAAAACAGCACCGAAGAAAGTTACGCCAGCCTAACACTGTTACCCGAAACACAAGAATACATCTTGCCCAAAGAGATTGTGAGTGTGCGTCAAATATTCAGACGCGGTATTGGATCAGTAACAGGAACAACTGCTAGTCAATTTGAACCATTCAGCAGCGGCTTCTTGAACACCTACATGTTGGTGGCAGGACGTGTGGGCGGACTCACCAACTACGAATTGTTTGTGGACTATCAGAAGTTGGCCATGACCATGTTTGGTGGACACATCAACTTTACATTCAATCCAGTTACAAAGAAATTGACCTTGGCACGCAAGATGCCGTGGCAAGGAGCCAATCCCAGAGTGGAAGATCAAGAAAGCGTACTGCTCTGGATCTTCAACACCAAACCCGATCAAATGATCTTGAACGATCCCTACAGTTTTCCCTGGATACAAGAGTATGCTTACAACTTCTGTAAAATGATACTTGGCGAAGCACGTGAAAAGTTCAGTCAGATTG